TCCATATGTTTATCAGTTATATTTGCGATTGTCATATTTTCTCTCTTTCTTTCTTGATTATATTATTATTATACTTTGTTTTAAGAACAATGTCAAGTCTTTTTTTAATTATTATGACCAAATTTCGTTTCTTACTTTTCTTTCTTTTACTCTTTCTTTTCTGTTATGAACATCTTCTTGAACTTCTAATGTAGGCCAATCAAACTCTTGTTCTATTGAATCATCAGCCCAAGCCAACAAGTCTTTTGCCAACTTTAATGCTTCTTCTTTACTAAGATTAACACAGTTCATATTATCAGAAGATTGCATCCAATTAGTTCTTGGATTTCTTGCAGTTAATATACTTAATCTTGCACCACCAAAACCAGCATACTGTCTTAAACTTATTGTTTCTTTATTTGAAGATTTAACTCTCATTCCCATTTTTGTGTCCTTTCTCTTGACTGTTAAAATTATATAATACCTTGTTTTGACAACAAAGTCAAGTAAAAAATTAAAAAAAATGAAAAAAAGATATGAATTAAATCAATGACTTACGAAGATGTGTAATATTTTCTGTAATCATTGTGGTTTCCATACCAGTGAACTTCGGTATGAATCTTGTTTTTATTGGATTTTAAGATGTGTTTTTCCCACCAATCTGGTTCTTTTACAGTACAATGTGCATTTTCACCATTTGGTAGTATTGCGTGTGCAAGTCTGGTACAAATCGCAAGATATACAAACTTTTTTGCCTTACTGTATATAGTATCAAGGGCTTTTGGAACTATATCTTCTGGGATGTGTTCCATAACATCTGTTGATATAACTCCGTCAAACTTTCTTTTAGGTAGTTTACTATGTTCTGGAAAGGCTGGGTCATACATATAGATATTTTCATCTTGAATATGAAATAGTATATTAAGGTGGGAATCTGTGTATTGACTACCTTTACCACAACCATAATCTAATACTGTTTCAGAATTTGTTATGAGAACAATATTCGCAACATTTGGGGTTTCTTTGAATAAACTAACACCTTGATAAGTCTTCTTATCTTCGTGCATAACTTTATACAAATCTATGTAATGTTGTTCAATGTCCATTATGTAATCTCATAAAATACTCTGCATCAATCAATACTAAAGGTTTTTGATTATTTCTTTTGATGACAACTATGGGTTCATATTTACCAGCATTATCAGATGCTTGTTTATATGACTCCCATATGTTTAATTTTTCTTGATTTTTACATTCAATAGAATATGGAAACTTTTCTCTTGCAGCTCTAGCCATAATTAAATCTTCACCACCAGCACCCATTGAACGACTTTCAATATCCTCTTCGTGTATATCTAATTTTTCTATGAGTTGTTCCCTAACCCATTTCTGTAATCTTCTACCTTTAGATTTTTTACTCTGTGTCTTCATCTACATTATCTTCATCAAGTTCTTCACCACAAAAAGGACAATATTTTACTTGATAGTAATCATCGTCCATATTGTGATTTATTTTAAATTCAGCATCACAAGAATCGCAATAAATTGTTTTTCCTGGCATTATTGAATCTCACAAGAACCAGCAGAACACGCAAGTTCTTGTGAACCTACTGTCATATCGGATTTTTCATACTGAGATAATTTATTCCAATCTACACTAGTAGGCATTTTATTCATCAAATCTTTATATTCCTTTTCATTACAATCTTGATAAGGTGCTTGTTTATATGTATGTTCACTATATGGTAAGAAACTTACTCCACTCATTAAATCAAAGTTTTTATATACCCAAGCTCCAACATCAATCCATTCTTCTTCTTTAACAGAAATAGTTACAGAAGGTTTGTGTTCACACCAATGTACTTGATATGTTTTCCAAAGTTCTAATTGTTCAATCGCAGATAAATCTTGTCTGAATACTGCATCTGGACTACACTTTATTGGAAATGAAAATACAGTAGTATCATTTGGTTTCATAACATCATCTTCAGCAGGAAATCCCTCTTCAACCATCATCTTTGTAAGTGGGTCTTTCTTATCACCTCTTACAGTTCTAATATAATAAGGATTGTGTCTAGCGTGAATACCACTTGCACTATCTACTAACTGTGAAACAGTACCAGATGGTTTTACACAAGTAATCGCAGCTGATTGATTAATCTTTAATTTTTCAGACCACTCTTTATTTGTGTCTACTGATATTTGTTTTAGATTTTTCAATAGTACATCTAAACCAGGCAATTTACCAGCAGTCCATTTATTATCCATAATACCAGTAAGTGATACACCAAGTAATCTTTCTTCAATACAATTCTTTTTCCAATCTTTACTTACATATTTAAAATTAGTTAGTGTAGATTGAAATGTTCCAAGTATTGTTGCAAGTCTTACCTTATTTAATAATGTATGTTCTGTGTCATCTGGTCTGACAACAACTTCAGATAAATTACAGAATTCTCTACTTCGTAAAATTATTTCTGAACAAGGATTAGTTCCAAAGTCATGTCCAACATCTCTTCTTTCGTTCTTTTCTGCAATCCTCTTTGCAGACTCTCTATTAAATATACCTCTCTCACCAGACTTTGAATCATAAAGTGCTTTCCATTCGTCCATAAAAATACCTATATCTGGTTTTTCTGTATAACACGCAGAATTGTTTGCAAGCGCTCTTTGACCATTATCATTCCACCATTGACCAGACTTTGCAACTCTCATTCTATCATCTGATAGATTAGACAAACTTATCAATGCACTTCGTCTAACACCACCAACAACGACAATCTCTGCCGTTTTACAAACAATATCGTGACATTCAATAGAACTTAATTTTCTTCCGTGTGCATTTTGAAATATTTCTTTTGTAAATTCAAATAATCTTCTCAAAGGTTCAGGCCCAGATGCACGACCACCAAAAGTTTTTAGTGGAGCACCAGCTGGTCTAACTTTACTTAAATCCCATTTAGGTATTTGTCCGTGATACAACATTGCAACAAGTTCTTTAAATGCTTTTGCCCAACCCATTTTACTATCTTGAACAACAATAGTCGTATCACTAGGGTGAAACTCATCTGCAACTGTTGGTAGATTACTAACAAACTGTCTTTCAACTGAGAAACCTACTCCAGTTCCGTTCATTAATACATATAGTATTTCGTCAAATGCTTGTGGTCTATCAACTGCAACATAACTACAATTATAACCAGCAATATTTTCTCTTTTAAGTGCCTCACCAGCAGTCATTAAACATCTCATAGAAGGCATAATTTTAAGATGTATTACTGCATCTTCCAACTCTTCTCTCAATGATTTATCTAAACTATATTTACAACTTTGTTTTAAATGTTCTTGAAAGAAATCAAAGTATCTTGTTACTGTTTCTCTCCAAGTTTCTCTTCTACCCTCTTTTGGTAGCCACCTTGAGTATCTTGAAAGGTGTATAAATTCTTGATATTTTGTTGGAAGTTTACCATTAAGCATCTATTTTTCTCCATTCGTTAAATCGGACTTTTGCCTCTAGTCCCTTATATGTGTTATCGTCTATTAGTTTCTTTATGTCTTTTACTCCAGACACAACCATTTCATTGATGTCTTTCTGTTTTATTTGTTCTGGAAACAAACATACAGAAAAATCATCTTCTATAAAACTTCTAATTCTTTTTACTATTTCCCTATTTCTCGGTTCATTATCTGGTATCAAAGTCACATTATCTTTCTTATCAATTCTTAAATCTGAATGTGCCGTTGCAACACAATTATCTAGAAATAAACTATCAATCGGGCCTTCAACAACATAAACTTTCCTACCCCAGTTGATACTGTCTAAACCATATAGTTTCTTTTCATCACTTAATCTAATGGTCAAATACTTTGGTTCTTCTTTACCAAACGCACGACCTTGTAGTGCGAACATTTTATTACTCTTATCTAAAAAAGGTATCACAAATCTTGGGTGGTCACCTTTTAAAGATGAAAACTTGTTCGGTATGAAAGTATTAACCCACTCATAAAATCTGTTGCAGAAAAACAACTTGTAGTGAAAACGACTTTGAATATGTCTATTTCTTACCCATTTAGTTACTGGGTGGTCTGGACTAAGTTGTGAAATTTTCTTGAGTTTTTTGAGTGGAGAATCCCCTTTTAGAAATACTGGTCTAGTTAAGTTCAAATCTTTTTTTATATCGTCTGATTGTATATATACATTCTTATTTTTATAGATTTCAAATGTATATTCTTTATGCAAATCACTATTTACATATCTTAACAGACTACCAAAGTCAGTAGATTTCTCACAATTGTGACATTTATAAACATAAAATGTCTTATTGAGTATCAGATATCCTCTGGCTTTAGTTTTAGACTTTTCTGAGTCACCACAGTATGGACATCTAAAATTGTATAAATTACTAGATTTCTTTTTAAACTGTGATAACTTTGAAGATAAAAGACCAATATATTTTGTATCAACAAAAGTATTCATAGATAAACATTATATACCATAATTAAAAGATTGTCAATACTATATAGCGAACATAATTACTTTGTGAAGAATAAATCCAGCGACTATTGAACCACCGATAATAATCCATCTCCACTTTTCTAATATACCTACCCTATTAGATAATTCTCTTTGAAGTTGATGAAATCTTTCAATATCATCTGAATTGTGTTTACTTATAAGTGTTACTATTTCTTTATAATTTGATGTAACCCTTGAATGTAATTCTTGTATTTCTTTTTTTATTTCTTTTTCGTTTTTTACTAATTCTTCTTCTTGTCTTGCAAGTTTTTCTTCGTGTACTGCAAGTATTTTATTAATACAGTTTGATACATCTGTAAGTTTAGTAATAGCAGTATCAAGGCGTGAGTGAATATGTTTCATATCATTCACATCTTTTTTAAGAAGTTCTAGTTCGGTTTTTATTGTCATAGTATAATTATTTATATGTGTTCAAATTTTTGACACCAATTATAATTTGACACTACCATTCAGATTTAACTAAAGTCCAAATTCCATATACTATAGCTGCATATGCAGCCCATGTAACAATCCCTTGAAATAACAATGCAATAAAACCCATTGCAATTAATACAACACCATCAAGACTTGTTCTTTCTTCTAATCTATCTTTTACCCAATCTATTGAATCTTCAAACCATTCTTTCATGTTAGTCTCCTATTTGTAAATTTCTTTTTCTATGTTTATTCCAAGCAAACCAACCACCCAATCTAAGTGCCCAGTAAGCGAGATAGTTAAGAAAATAAAAACCATTTATTTCTATATTAATATCTCTGAAGATTTTATCTGCTTGTTTTTGGTCAACCGCTAACAAAGAACTTTTTTGTAAAGCAGGTTTTAGAGCTGCATATTTATAAGCATAATCGTGTATTAATCCACCCAACAACAATACACCAACTGGTGATAAAAAAGTTGCTAAAAATTTAGGAACACTTGCACCGTCAAAAGAAAAATCTTTTGGTATTACATATTTAACACCATTTAGTTCGTAATGAAAATCTTTTGATATTTGCCATCTTCTTCTACCTAATAACCACATCAATATTGCACCCCAAAAACCTTTATCTCTGGTTGCAATTCTGATAGGTCTCATATGTGGATATTCATCATATTTAAAATTAACTCTCCACTTATTCGCTTGTTTTTTATCTAAAAAATTTATAATCATACCAATGATTATCAATATGATTACAACTGTCCACTGCCAGAACTGTTCTGCAAGTGATAATATCATTTCCAT